GCGATGCCGTCGCCCTTCTTCTTCCGGGTCGCATTCTTCTTCGGCTTGCCCTCACCAGCGAGACGGTCGCGCTCGTCGCGGATCAGGTTCGACGCGGGACGGAACTGGACCTCGGCGATGTCCGCTGCGGTCGTGCCCTCGGGCGCGTCTTGCAGTTTGTACATCTGGCCCACGCAGAGCGTCTCGCGTTCGAGCGGCGCATCGAGGTCGATGATCGAACCGGCCACGCAGCGGAGTCGGTTCTGTGCGTCGCTGATCGCGACCGGCCAGTGAAGTGCGCGTCCGCGCTTGACGATCTTGAGGTCCATGTTCGGGGTCCTGTCGTTGTTCGTGTGTCGGGGTGTGTCGAGAGAAGTAAGCGCCGCGAGCTTGCGAGGGGGAGATGTCCGAAGACCCACGCGCCCTCGCGGCGCTTGTCAGTTGTCAGCCGTCGATCAGGTGACGGTCGTCGAGTCAGCCGTGCCCGCGTAGGCGGAATCGACTGCGTTGTAGAAGACGAAGCTCACGCCGTAGGCGAAGCTCGGGGTCGTCCCCGCGATGGTGCCCTTCGCGCGGATGAACTGCTGCCGGGGCAACAGGTCCACCTCGATGAAGGTCACGTCGGTCACGGGGGACGCGACCGCCGTGAGTTGCGTGAACGTCGCACCCGTGATGTCGGTGTAGGTCCCGCCCACGGTAGCGCACTCCTGCAACTTGATGTCGAGGGTCTCGTCGCCCACGGTGCTCACCGCGCCGACAGTGGCGCACGCCAGCAAGGACCGGAAGCCCTTGGTCGTGATGCCGGTGCCGGTATCAGTCGAGGTCGAAACTGCCGGGACGATGGACTGCTCCACCGTGCCGGTCAGAGAAAGGTTCTGCATGCTCATGTCTGTGCCTCCTGGGATCTAGGCTTGGATGACGAAGGAGTTGACGTGACGCACGCCCGTGTCCACCTTGATGGCGGTACGGATGTGGTTCTGCATCGAGGCGAAGCCGAGCGCGTTCGTCGTCGCGACCATCGCTCCACCCCACTGACCGATGATGAGATCGGCCCAGTTCCCGAAGATCCACTCCCCGGTGGTGAGTTCCGTGGAGACCTTCCACGGGTAGCCCATGAATGTGTTCGCGGGACCGTCCGCAACCACGCGACGCTGGAGCGACTGGTTGGTCACATCGAGGAGCTTCTGCACTTCGAGGAGGTCGCCGTTGGCGAGAGCCCAGCCGACCTTGTCGCCGCGCAGCCCCTTGTTCCCGCGAAGGGTGCCTACGATGTCGATGAACTCGTTGTAGAGCGGGGTCGTCCAAGCGTCGGTCGGAACCCCGGTCATGTTCAGCACGCCGATGGGCTCGCCCGATGCGCCCGTGCCCTTGAGGGCAGCGGCGTCCAGCTTGACCGCCATCGAGAGCGCCTGATCCTCGCGGATCATCGCCTCGACGCCATCACCCACTTCGCCGAGAAGCTCGGAGAACGGGGTCAGGGTCGCGAGGATGTGCGGCGTCAACTGGAGTTGCTCCAGCGTCATGTCGCTCACCGTGATGCTCGCGTTCTCGGTCACCCAGTACGCCGTGGTCCCGCCGCTGATGCGGGGGATGCGGACGGGGCTCGCCTGAAGTCCGGTGAGCATCCGACCGCCGAGGCTAGCCACGATGGACTCCGACCGCAGCAGCGGGATGATCTGGTCCTGCATGATCTCGATGGGAACGACGAAGCCGCCCGCGCTGTCGGGCGTGGTCGCCATCGCACGGACCTGCTCGGTCGTCTGATCAACGATCTCCTTCTCCAGATCGGAGCCGCGCCAGTCGCCGGTTGCGACGCCACGGTAGAGCTTCGACCACTTGAAGGCAGCGCCCTTGTGCTTCTCTTCGGCAGAGCCGGGGAGCGACATCGCGCCCATGTACTTCGACCACTCGGTGCGGAGCAGCTTCATCTCGTCGTTGAACTGCACCTCCATCGCCTTCATGCGGTCGTCGGTCGGGGCGACCCCGGCCTTGATCGCGGTCTGCACGTCTTCGAGCAGCTTCGCCGCTCGCGCCTCGATGGGCGCTGCCGATGCGGGGCCACCAAGGAGTGCGTCCTCGGAGTGGCCCGGCGTCGGATCCAGAATAGTACTCATGCCTTCAGTCCTTCGTTTCAGTGTCGCGGCCCGCGTTCAAGCGGTTCGCAGCTTCGAGCAGATGGTCCCACTCCGTGCGGGAGTCTGCGGAACGGCTCGTCGGGTCGGGACTCAAGCCAGACTCTAGTGCGTCCGATACGTCGGCACTGTCGTGACTGTCGCCGGTCGGCGTGTCGTTGTTCTTGATGGAGGCGACGGCGGCGTCGAAGCCGTCACGCACCTCGGAGCGGACGATCTCGCGCAGGTCGTCGTAGTCGAGGGTGACGGTCTCGGGCTCGGGGTCGGCCATCGCGTCCACGAGATCCTTGTGCGTGATGTCGGACTCGGGAACCGACACGCCTTCGGGTGTGCTCTCGATGTTCTCGTCCACCACCTCGCAGCCCACCGACCCCAGCCGGTGGATCGTCTTCGTCGGAGCGTCGCCCGCGAGGTAGCGTTCCAGCAAGCGCAGCGCGCTCGCGTCCACCTTGCCGCTCTGCTCCCACTTCGTGATCGACTTCGCCAGCGCAGTCGAGAGCGCGGGCACCGTCACCACCGACAGTTCGAGAAGCTCCTGCTTGCGGTACAGCACGCCCCACCGACCGACGCCCATCGCCTTCGCCTCGTCCTCGTTCTTCGGGCGCACCACTTCCTGCGGCATGAAGCCCACGCTCACGGCGGGCAGGTCCCCGTCGAGCACCATGCGGAACACGATGTCGGCGAACCCGTACTTCTCCGGGCTGTGGAACTTGCTCACCGTCTCCAGCGCGCCGTCCTCGCCCTTGGTCTTCGTGGCGCGGACCACGCGACCGATGGGCGGCTCGTGGTCGCGGTGCCCCCATAGCAGCTGAGGGTTCGCCTTGAACGCCTTGAGGTCCCAGCCCCTCGGGTCGATGCGATCACCGAGACGGTCGCGACCGAAGTTGGAGGCCACATGCTCGACCGTGCGCTCGTCTACGTCGCCCGACTTCGGACGCGCTGCACGAGTCCCCGCCCCGGCGAGCGTGTGGTTGTTGGACCGAACGACCATGCGGTCTCCTTCTGCCTTGAGGGCGCGCACGTCCTCGGGCTTGAACTGGTCGAGGTCGGACTTGGCGATGGTCCCGCCGAGGATCGAGCCGATGTCCGTCGTGTTGAATCCCATGTGCCTAACCTTCTGCTTCTTCTACGGTGCGAGCAGCGCACCGACAGTTCACGACCTCGCCCGCAGGACCAGCAGGGTCGAGCGGATACAGGAGACCGTTGGAGAATGTCTTGCCGATGTTCCGCACCTGCCCGTTCACCGTCACATGCGAGTGCCTGACCACGCTGTCGCCCGCGCTCACCCACTCGTGCTTCTGCACGCCCGACGCCTTCATCTGCGAGTACCGCGCACCGTTCGCAGCCTTCGCGGATTCCGTCCGAGCGATAGCCATCGAGCGCGCCTCGATCTGGCCGACGCTCTGCTTGATCCCGTTGCGGAGCTTCGGCAGCACGCCCTTGATCGCCTCGCGGAACGTGGCGCTCGTCGGGTAGTCCGACGCCGCGAGCACGTTGATGATCTGATTGCGGACGCGCTTCGTCACCGAGGAGTTCACGCCCTCGGCCAGCTTGATCGCTTGCGACTTCATCAGCTTCGCGACCACGGGGTCCGTCGGCAGAACAGCCGGTCCACCGATGGCGGCGTTCGCAGTCGAGAGCGCGTCGGTCCACGTCTTCACGAGCTTCGGCCCGAACAGTTCGAGCAGCTTCTTGTCCCAGAGCGGGCCGTCGAGCAGCAGCAGGTCCGCAATGGCGGCGGGCGTCGGGGCCTTGCCCACCGTACCGTCGAGCGCCTTCGTCATCGACTTCCGGCCTTCGGCGGCGGCGTCCACGCGGCGAAGCTGCGCCGACAGGTAGTTCCGCATCCAGCGGCGCACCGGGGGGAACAGGAGCAGGTCGCCCTTCTTGAAGAGCTTCTCCTCCATGTCCAGCGCGAACGCCGCGCGCGGGCTCAACTCCTCGGTCGGGTCCGCCGCCTTCGTGGCGTGGACGACCGACGAACCAGAGACCGAGGGCTCACTCTCTGCCTCGACAGGTTCGCCGGTCGGCACGCTCTTCCCGTCACCCACCGACGCACCGCTACCGCCCGGTGCCTCGGGTTCCTCGAACGATGTCTCGCTGCCCTCCGCACCACCGACCACGTCGCCCACCGGGAGCAGCGCCCCCGAGAGCCACGCGACATCCGCGTTGCGCGGCGGGTCCATCACGAGCCCGACCATCTCGAAGGCGTCGTTCCACGACAGCGCCGCGCCGATGCGTACCAGTTCGCGCGCCTCCTTCAGCTTCTCCAGGTTCGCGAAGCTCATGGCCTCGACGCCCGAGACATCGAACCGCGCGACGTAGCTCGCGGGCGGTCCCTTGAACAGCGGCCAGAAGTTCGCGTCCATGTCCCGCTCGACGCAGGTCAGGTGCGTCAGCACGCCGAGCCCACCGACCCACAGGTCACGCTTGGCTTCGAGCAGGTTGTTGTAGGTGCTGTTCTCGTAGATGCCCACGAGCGGCGGCGGGACGCCGAGCGCACCGAGGATCGTCGTTCGCATCTCGGACCACAGAGTGTGGAACTCCATGTCCTTCGCGGACAACTTGTTCGGCGTATACGTCGCGTCACTGTCGAGCACGAGGTTGCGGCCACGGTTCTCGGGGTTCGAGAAGGCGTCGTCTACTTGGCGCTGAACGCGGTCCTGCTCCTGCCGCGAGCCCATGCGCTTCTTGTAGGTGATGATCCCGCCGGGGTCGCCGCCGTTCTTCAGCACGCCGCTCTGGTAGCGTTCGGACTGGAACATCAAGTCCATCGCGCGACCGAGTACCTGCACCGTGCCGAGCCCGCGCGTCACGTCGCTCGGGTCGTACTCGCTGAACTGCACGACCGAGTGCGCCGGGAACTCGCGCGGCTTGCCGTCGCTGCCCGTGTACTTCCACACCGTGGGCACGCCGTTCGGCATCCGGCGGTGGACCGCGACCTGGGCTCCACGCACAGGCCACAGCGTCGCGGGGATCTGGCCCGGCTCGATCTCGTTGCCGTCCTCGCCGGACATGATCCAGAAGTTCTCGCCGTCGAGCGCGAGGTTGATGACGTGCGCCGCCCAGAACTTCGACGCGCTCATCAGCGGGTTCGGCTTCTTGAACAGCGTGACGAACTCGTCCTCGGGCGGGAGCGGCTCTGCCTCCACGTCGTCAGTGCGCCAGATCGTGAGGCCCACCGACGATGCGGCGGTGCTCTTCACCTTGAGCGCCGAGTGGACGAAGATGTTCTCCTCGTAGGGCCGCGTGATCTCCTCGCGGCCACCGGGGTCGAATGCCGCGCGGTAGAGCCCCGCGCTGAACTGGCTGAACAGGCTGCGCTCCACGGGGTCGATCCCGTTGATGCCGCCGCTGTCTGTGCCAGGCACGCTGATCGGCGTGAGCGATGCGCGAGGCGCACCCGCGCCGAAGTGGGACTTCGAGATCGGCTTCTCGGCTTGCGGAGCCGAGGCGGCGCGCTTCGGGGGTCGGTCTCGGTCCCCTCCCGATGAGCCTCGCGGGGTCTTCTTCGCGGCCATCGGTGGAGAGAGGAACACGGCAGAGCCGTGCCCGTCAACTCCGAGGCGCTGCGAATCTCAAATTACTTGCCCACGAGGTGCCGGGCATATTAGTGGGTCGCCCGATTCTCACATCACCCCGACCGTCGGAGCCAGCCCGCCGCCTCGGCTCCACGTCAGCATGTACGCATCCCAGTCGTCGGGGCTCCGACCGTGGCGTGCCCGGATCTTCTCCTTCGGCTCGATCTTCAGCGTGCTCCCCGTCTTGCCCTCCTGCTTCATCTCGTACCTCGCCCACGTCGCCTGTCGGCGGCACTGCTCGAACCCATCGGGGATGTGACCGTTGCCCTCTTCGAGGTGACGCCGCGCGATCCAGTGAAGCTCGGCCCGCCGGTTCTGCGCGTGGACCTCGCCGAACAACTCGGGCCAGTCGTCCTCCGCGCCCGCGCCGAAGTCCACCGGGTCACACCACATGCCCATCTGCTCCAGCCGGTCGGTCACGCCCGACCCGAGACCCGTCGCGTCGATGTGGATATTGCACGCGGGCACCGGGCTCGTCTTGTCCTCGCCCCACTCTGCCGACAGCGACACGATGATCTCGGCGGTCTGCATCAGCTTCGTCTTACTCCACGCATGACGCGCCGCCATCACGCCGTCGATGGTCAGCACCGCAATCACCTCGTCGCTGCCCATGCGCGCAACGTCCACGCCGATGTGTCGGCCCTGCTCGCTCTGAGCGTTCAGACGCTCGGCAGCGTCGAGCATCGCCTGCGAGACCACGAGCAACTGGCGGGAGCCCGGCTTGCTGAAGATCCCCAGACAGTGCGCGCGGAACAGCGGCGACTCGACGCCCCACTCCTTCGCCTTCTCGTCGATCCACGACCGCGTCACCAGCCACTCGGGCTGCTCGTGGAAGCACTCGTCCGCGAGCACGTCGTGCGACTGCCCGTAGTCTGCCGGGTCTGCACCCGAGGTGTGGATACGGTAGAAGCCGCTGCCGTCCTGGTTGATCTTGGCGAAGAAGTGCGGGTCATGCTGCTCGATCAGCGGGTTCGCCGCGATCAGGATGTAGGCGTCGCCACTGGCGAACGATCCCTGCATCGCGTCGTAGATCGACTGGTCGATGCCCACCGCGTCGTCGAGCACGAACAGCAGACGCGCGCCATCGGCTTGCTCCCACGGGGGGGCGGCGTCGGCATGGAACCCCAGCACGTTGTCGGGGTCGTCCGTGGCGAACCCTATGGCACTCCAGCCTGGTGCCACGCGCCACGAGACCACGCCGCACTTGCCGGGCAGCTTCTTCTTCGCAGCGCCCACCGTCTTGCGGATCTCCGACCACAGCCGCTCGCGGACCTGCCGCCCGGTCGGGGCCGTCGAAATCACCACAGTCGGGGCGGTGGACATGAACTCGCACACGATGTCGGAGATCGCGAACGTCTTACCGTTCTTCCGCGCCCCGATCAGCTGCACCTTCCGGTGCCGGTGCAGCGCCTTGACCGTCGCCTTCTGCGAGTCGATGTATTGATGCCCGAGCACCTCCTGCCCGAACAGCACCGGGCGCTCCTTGTAGTAGCTGTGATTCGGCCCGTCCGTCGATGGCCACAACTGCGCCGTCGCCTTCGGCATCACCTCGCGGATCAAGTCGCGGTAGGCGTTGAACGGGTCCTGCCCATCAGCCTCCTCGATCATCTCCCCCATGTCCCTCGACTTCGGCGTCATCGACGACGCCCTCCGCGCTTGCGCCGCTTCGCCCGCTCCATGTGCCGCGCCCACCCGATCAGCAGCACGAACCCGACCGCGCTGCCGATGGCGACATACAGCCACAGATCGTGCGGCGGGAGGGCGGCGATCACACCACGCCCCTATCCACGCGGGGTCACCGTCGTAGGTGGGCGGCGCATCGAGACGCACCCACGACAGGAGCACCAGATGCGGTGACAGCACCTCACGGCCCCGCTCACGCTCCACCCCCTGAGACGCCAGGAGAGCCCGCCTGTGCCGCCCGGACCTGCCGGGGGTCTGACGCATCGTAGATGTAGGTGGACTCGCCACAGCCCCCCGTGAGCGCCCTGTGCGCCCCTCGTAGCAGACAGACTCGGGCGGTCGCAGGGTCAGGAGCCCCACGACCGTCCGAGCTGGGGATCGCGGCGACCATGATCTGGTCTGCCCTTGCCTCGCCCTTCGCCCACTTCACCACGACCAGCGCCCGCTCCATCACTCGCCCCCGAGCAGCGCGAGCGCGCCGAACACGGCGATGATGCCGCCGATCCACGCGAGCAGCGAGGAACCGTCCTGCGTCAACAGCCACAGCCCCGCACCGAGCACGACCACGCGGCCCGTCGCCCTGATCACCCGGCGTCCAGTGCCGTCCATGTCCGTGCATCTCCCTCCCGCGCACATGCGGGAACTCTGCTGCTGCTGCTGTCGTGGTGGCGTCGTCCAGGGAATCCGGGACGTGTAATTGTCTGTGGAGTCATACGAAGGATCGCGCAACGTGGTCACCCGCGCCCGATCAACTCGTGGTCGATGCGGTCGGCGACTTCCTTCGCGGTCTGCACCCCGGCCACGCTGCTCACGATGTCAACGAATCGGGCGAACACGGCGACCAGATCCTTCGCGTTGATCGCGGTCTTCTTCGAGAGTTTGACATCCCACGCGCTCTTCGTGACGCGGGCGAGTCGGTCCACGCTGTCGCCGAGGTCGCGGATGGTCTTGTCCTCGGCGACGCCCTCACGCAGCAGCGCCCCGAGCGCGGTGAGCTTCTCTGCCATCATCAGGATGTCGCCGTCGGTCTGCGCTTGCAGCGCCTCCTCGAAGAGCGCGAGCGCCCTCGCCCGCAGATCGGACGTGTCGCCGTCGTCGAGCCGCGTGGCGACCTTCGTGGTGAGGGTTCGCAGCAGCGCGACGGACTGGTTCATGTCGAGCAGCGTCGGATCGCGGAGTGCCTCCTCCATGCCCTTCGCCAGCTTTCCGAGCGACTTCGACCATCGCCCGTTGATGACTGGAGCGCCTGGGCTCGTGCCTCCGTGATACCGGCAGGTGCTGCGACCGGGCGTGGGCCAGTTCGCGCATCGCCTCTTTGCTTGCTTCGACTGCGCGGTGCATCGCTGCTCGCCCTTCGCGGGCTGGATTGTGTGTCCCTTGCTCATGCGGTTCCCTCCGTGGTGTAGAGCCTACATGCTATCAGTCGAAGAGTGCCTTGACATCCATGACGAACGGCTCGTGGTCGGACGCTGGCGAGTCGGGCAGGTACTCGCACTGGGGCTCGATGCCCTTGAACTCAGCCCACGCATCGTAGACGGCGACTGCCATGTCGTGACATGGATCGGCGCATGGGCCGACCGGCTCGCCCCCTGTGTGAGGTCGAGCGGGGTGTTGTCCGCAGTGTGGGCATGCGTGATTCACGCCTTTGATCCCGACTCTGCCAGCACGATGGGTGCGCTTCCGTGGTAGTGGTCGCTGACCTTGAGCGTGACGCCGTCCACGAGGTGCGTGGAGATGGTGGGGTCGATGCCGATGTCGAATGCCATCATGCGCGAGATGATGACCATGCGCCCGTTGGTGCTCCCGAGTTCTCCGTCGCGGACGGCGTGCAGTACTTGATCGACGATGTTGTGAGCCATGTCATGCGATGCGGATGTACTCGTCCGTCTTCCGTGCGTGCGACTTCACGTCCTGCATCTTGATCCTGCGGCCCGTCTTCTTGATCAGCGGGGAGCAGTCGAACCTAGCCATCACCCCGCCCCATGCGTTGTGGTGGTGCGGATAG